CGGACCCGTTATTACCGAAACTGTTTACCCGTGTATGGGTGAAAACTGACGCCGGGCGACAGGTGGCGGCCTATCTTAATGACGCTGGCGAATGGGTAATTCTTTGCCCGCGCGTGGCGAAAACCCATCCGAAAATTGTTAAATGGAGCTATGGCTATGAGTAAGATCGCGAGATTCAGCTACAAGGCATTAGCCACCATTTACCCCGTAACGCGTGACGACTGGAATAATTCGAAGGTATACGGGCAACCTTACCTGATTGATTGCGCCTGGACATCGACGGAAGGTAAAGACGAAGACGAGCGCGGGAGTGAAACCGATGTTAGTTACGTCATATTTACCGAACTGCTTTACAACCTGCAACCAGTGGAGCGCCCCCAGAAAGGGTGGATGATTGCACCAGGTGACACCACGGCTTTTTCTGATCCGCTTGAAGCTGGCGCGAATGAGATCTCCGGCGTGGTTGAATGGGATATGAGCATGTTTAACGACACGCCGGATTATAAAATCATTACAGGTAACAGCATGTACAGTAAATATTAAAGGGGTTTTTATGCCTATCAAGGGTGTTAAACGTGTCAGGGAGCGATTGAAGCAGGAAATAAAGGAAATTACAGACAGAAAAACGCACGATGTATTATGGCGAGTGGGGCTTGTTGCTGGTGGATTCGCTGCGAACATGACACCGATCGATACTGGTTTTTTAATTAACAGTCAATTCCAGTACATAGGTAACACGGCTGAGGGTATGCAGTTACGGCTGGGATATACGGCCCGTTACGCTGAATGGGTGCATAATATGCCGGGTAAATTAAAAGGCCAGCCGCGCGAACATTTCGGTAAAACAAGAGAAGGCGTCGAATTTGGCGGCGGTACTGGTAAGGGTGATTACTGGGATCCAAACGCGGAACCGGAATTTTTGCGCAAGGCATTCGAAAAACCAGATAACGCCGACGATATTTATAAAACGATTGTAGAAGGTTACAAAACATGAAACGCAGCGAAGTATACGACGAAATAAGGGATTGGATTAAATCCCACGGGTACGACGAAGGTTATATTTTGCAGGCCCGTTTCTGGAATGAGCGATCCAATTCGAATAACAGCAGATATATTGTCATACAGCAAAACGGCGGCGCGGCGGGAGAAGAGGCGATAACCCGCGACTATTTCCGCATCCTGGTTATTTCAGCGCGTAATGACGCAAATATCAGTGAAGTGGAAGATCTCGCCGACGCTATACGGCAAAGTATGATAACAGAGTATAAAACTGATAAAATTACACACATGAAGCCAGTAGGCGCTATTCCTGCAATGCAGACAAGAGAAGGGCGCTTTATTTTTACCGTAGCTTTTCAAACTACCATATCAAGATAAGAGGTAATAAGACATGTCTGAGACTTGCAAAAATGGCTCATTTACAGGCCGTGACGTTGCTGTATTCTTTGCTATCGCTTGCCCTAACGCCAAACCGGAAACTGGAGCGTACAAGGCGTTAGGCATGATGCGCGGCAAAACACTTTCCGTAGAATGGGAAACCGCAGACGCCACCGCTGATAAATCCGCCGACTATACCAAAGAATCCCTGGTCACTTACAAATCTGTTTCTTTCTCCGGCGACGGCGTATCACGTAGTGATGCTCTACACAACCAGAAAGAACTAAAGCGTCATGTAATGTCACCGGGCACTGCTACCGGAAATCAGCCATACGTGTGGCTAAAAATCGTCACTCCCACCGATGTGACTGAGGGTCCATTCCTTTGCACATCTTTCGAAGAAGAGGCGCCGCACGATGATGTGACAACCTGGTCCATTGAGTGCGAAAGCGCGGGCCAGGTAACTGTAACCGATCCGGTTGCTGCATAAACAATAAAAGGGGGCTATTTGGCCCCCTTCCTTTTAGGGTGAAGACTATGATTCATGTTCGTACCGGACAATTTGCGGCTGTGGTGAACGGTAAGCGCTATAAATTTAACCCGTGTTTCGCTGCGATGGCTAAAATCGGTAATGACAGGGAGCTTGTGGAATGTTTCGCAACCATCCACGGTAGCAAATACCCTTCACGATTACCTACAGATCCAGGCCTCCGCAATCGCATTATGGCGCGGTGTTATGGTGAGATAGTACAAACGTCAATGCGCATCCTGAAATGTTGCTCAGACGACGAAACAGGCCCGTTATTAGGCGAATGCTGGTTCACTCCTTCGGGTAAATTGAGATTAAAACCGGGAATAATGCCAGTTGATGATGTTATCACGCTGGCGCAACACTGCATGTACCACGGTTTAATTGGTGACGGCCCTGAAGAGGTCGCAAGCGAGAGGCGGGAAGGTGAATACAAACCAACGTTCGACATACTGGAGTTTGTTTATTCTGCCGTTGCTCACCTGGGGTTATCAGAATCAGAAGCGTGGAATATGACAATGACCGGATATAGGGCCGCTGTGCGTGCTAAAACGCCGCCAGAAGCAAGAAACAAACAAAAACGACCAGATGTATTACTGGATAAAAAGGCTTATGACGATGGAATGAGGGAGGCTATGGAGATACTAAAAAGAATGGAAAATAGCGAGCAAGAAAAAGCCCGGGATTAGCCGGGCCTCTAAAATTCTGTGTTAGTTGAAATACGCATCAACTCTGTGGGCCACGTTTACACCATAAGACTCGCCATCCTTAAACGCATTTAGTGACGCTTTATTGTTTTTTGCCGCCTCTTTTAATCCATTGTACTTGCTATTAAGATCTTTCCATTCAGCGGTTTTTTCTAATACTGGCTTCATTGCGTAATGAATACAGCCAACGTTAAATGGCATTTCCAGATCACCATTACCGTCACCATGCTTTATATCGTACAACTGAGCATTATGCGCCAAAGG